CCGTACTCACCGTCCCTGTACTGATAATCGGCTGGGGATAATCTGGGCTGGGGGAGGGCTTGCCGCCGGTATAGGGTTCCCAAGGCTTTGCTGTTGCTCCTTCGTTTAGCATAACCTGCGGTTCCGTGATGTAATCCGAGGAATCCTGCTTACGGAACGATATTCCCAGGAATCCCTCCTGTGTCAATGTACAGGTATATCCCGCGCCGTCCGCAATACTGGTACTGCTATTGTTTAGTATCCCGTCAATGACTGTTTTTACGATCATTACTCCACCAGGAACTGATAATGTATATGTGCCGGCCGGCAGACTGAGCCAGACTGTCCGGTAATTATTGTCATTGGTTCTGGTCCCATCAATATTCGTTAGGAATCCAGGATACAGATTACCGTCTGTCAGCAACTGCGCCCCAGTCGTTGCCACCTGCTCACTCTTACCTGCTATATTTAGATTTAGCAGCGGATCATCCCCTGCATCATCCATGGTTACCCGGCCTATTCCTGATGCACTCCTGACAGCAGCACCGTGGGTGTCTATGGCTGATACGGTAGCTGCCGTACCGTCAAATCCTACTACTTCTGTCGCCTGTTCTGCGGCTGCCTGTGCCTGTTGGAAATAATATTTGGCGTTATCCTCAGCGTCCCCATCTTCCATTCCACCTACTGCATATCGCTGTGACCTGCTGGCATAATGCTTTGCATTGTTATCCTCAAACCCAGTTCCTCCAATAGCCCATCCCTGCGCTGTACCTGCAGCCTGTTCCGATATCCCTTTTGCGGTCTGTGCATCCAGGGTATATTGCCTGATGGTAGACAGCACTGTAGGCTCCAGCTTTGCAAGAGTAATTTTCCCGTCAGGTATATCTGCCGAGATGTTCTTGCCATTAACTGTCATTTTAATCGTATCCGAACTTGAAAATGTATAGGTATCAATAAATTTTGATAGAGATACCTTCTGTTTTGTCCCATCAGCCAACTCAAGCACAAAGTTGTCATCCTCCAGATAGCAGTTAAGTGCGATCTTCTCTGCGGCAGAATCATGTTCCACCTTTGACCCGTTGAACCGCGTAAATGTCATTACGCCTGTGGTATCATCCATCTCGAAGTCCACAAAAACATTAGCCATATCCGATGCATCTGCCTTATCCTGTGCTAATATAAGGATACGGTTATCCATCTCATTGATACCGTCCTCTATATGATTCAGGTGCACTTCGTTAATAGGAGACTCTATGCTTGGCTTATTCCTCCAAGTAAATGGATAATAGTACTTAGACAGTGCCGTTGCTGCTCTGCTCATCCTGCTCAGTAATCCCATCCTGATCACTTCCTTTCTTCGGTTTCAGATATTCTTCCAGTGGCTTTCCTGATTCCAGTATAGTGGCTGCCGTAGCCAGTTTCCTTGCTGCCTCGATCCCGGTAAGGCTAAGGCTGTTTAAAAAACTCATCACTGACTGTATATCCTTCTGACTGTGTACAATCATTCCTTCATTACTTGGCATGTAATACCTCCTTCAATTTACTGATCTGTTCTTGCTGTGCTTGGATAGCCCCGGACAGCAAGGCAACATAGCTTGTGTATGGCAGGGCATAAAATCCGTCCAGCATGGTATACAGTGGCAAGTCTGATTCTATTTCCGCTACATCCTGTGCCACGAAACCCATGTCTTTCTCATCAGCTCCCACCATGTAAAATGTCATTGGCTTTAACGCCATTGTGACAGCAAGAGCTGCCTCTGGGGAAATAGGATTAATATCGCTTTTCATTCGGCGATCACTCCACCACTCCCCGGCCCTGCTACTATATATCTGGGTACACTGGATATCATCTGCATATATGTCACCAGACACTATATCCCGCATCTCAGACGATCCATTAACTGTCAGGCGGTCAATATTGGCATTTTGGGCGGACATTGTACTGACGCCAATGGAGCTGGAGTTTGTTGTCCCGGATATATCTGCCATTATCAGCTTAATATTTTTGGCTACCAATCCTCCAGATGCATCCCAAGTCAAATTGCCATTGGCCGCACCACCAGAGCCATCCGCGTTCACATAAAAGTTGCTGCCCTTAAAGACAAAATGCCCAGCCTCCATAGTAATGCAGGATCCTGCCTTATTAACTTCCAGATTAATGGATGCTATCAGATCCCCACGGCTTACCTTGGCTTCAATTTGTCCGGCCAGGACGCTTATGCTGCCAGCCAGTTCCACTTCCTGATCTGTTGCCCGCTTTACTTCTGCGGTTATCTTGTCGGATACCACTTTAAGCTGGGCTGTGGTCTGCTTTTCCAGGTCCGTCACCGTGGCAGATACCTCATCCACACTCCGTACTATGACGGCCGTCTTACCCTTAAGCTGTATGATCTCATTCTGAATGCCAAAACTCTGCGCTTGTGTTTTGGTCCCCTTGGCCTCCACGGTATCCATCATTGCTTGTATGCCGCTCATGGTCCTGGTAAGCACAAATGTAGCTATCTCCATGTCTGTGGTGATAGCCCTCAGACCATCCCCTACCTCGATCCACGGCATAGCGTAGGATGCTATCTTAGCTGGCCGGTATGTCTTTCCGGCAATGGTGTCATAGATGGACCATGCCAGTTTTGTTAGATCCGCGCTGCCCAAACCATAGACAAGGAAATTACCCTCCACTATATAGGTATTTCCACCGGAGCCAACCACGGCACCTATGTCTCCTTCTTCCTGACGTACCTGCACCCGGTCTATCCCGTCAATCAGATAGTCCTCATAGGTAATTGATTTATAATATTCCAGTTCCTCCGCAGCGGCCCATCCAGACTGTGGATACAAGTCATCACCAGGGTACAGGGTATCAGATGGATACAAGCCGGTATCCTGTAGGCTTACATATACTAATGTCCCCGTACGGTCAAAATGCCCAAACACGCCATTAATCTCACAGATGGCTTTAAGCACATCCCGGCCACATAATGATTCAGGGCTGATAGTCTTACCAACCACCAACCCGTCATTGATAAGCGCCATCTGCTCCTGAGGAACCCCTATCTCATCACACAGGCTATCCCTCAAGTCCTTGACTGTATGGGTGGCATCGTCCGTAGGATACATGGCATGATACCAATCTGACACATCCACATCAAACTTGACCATCCTGTCATAGGCCGTGATTTTCCGTTTCCTACGGTCTGCTTGCCGGATCACACTGTCCACCACATAGATTCCATAGGCCATCTTATAATCACCTATATTCAGTGTGGCAGCAAACTCTCGTCCCTCAATCTCATCCTCAACATCGGCAACAGTGATCACAAACTTGGCTGCCTCACAGCTGCCCCAGACGATGTTATTTCCAGACGATAAGTTTTCGGTAAGGTTTAAAGTCTCCGCACATATCCGGTCCAATCCAATAGTTAGCCATGCCGCTCCAGCATCAGCAGGATACAGATCATCGGCTGGATACAGGTCATTAGATGGATACAGTGTATCTACTCCACCATCAAAAAAGGACAGTTCCAGATGTTTCACTGTCTCTGCCCTGTTATTGTCTGACCGGCACCGCTGCTTTATAATCTCCGGTACATCCAGCACCTTACCACCTCCTTAATACTCAATTAACGCCAATCTGATGGAATTATACCGTATATCATTATCGGAGGAGTCATAATAGTTGAATTGTATTGTTGGATAGTAAAACTCCCCTGTATAATATCCTAATCTTTTGTCATTCCAATATCTTACCTGCATTTTATCTTTATCTGGAAAAAACGACATCAGCTCATCCAAATCTGTCAAATGCACCATATTAGGTGTATTCCATTCAATCTTTGTTCTGGTATGTGGCAATACATTCCGGTGCAGCACTCCATATCCATCCTGGTAGCTATCCTCATCCTGTTTCTGGTCTGGGCTTGCCCCATATGAGCTATGCGCTATATATTTCATTGGAAGTTTCGTTCCTTCAATTTCAAGTAGCCAACCTTTATAGTCAGACGCTGCCATATGCACCACCTCTTTCTTGGCATAACAAAAGCACCCAGTTCCCCAGGTGCTTTTACTATTTATTCGCTTATCAGTTCCACATAATACGCTTTAATAGCAGGAACTTCCTCCTTTGTTCCTGTCAAGGCTCTTTTTACTTCTTCCATACCCGTAAATATAGCATAGATTTTTAGCACATCATCTTTCAGAATTTTCATGTCATCACCGATTCGGCTGTCATACATAAAATATTCATCGTCAGCGTAAATCTCATATCCGTCATTGTCTGTAAGCACCCTATAATATTGGCTATCATCAAATAATCCGCCCTGCATGATTTGCTGAACTTTGGCTGTAATTACAATTCGCTGGCCTATATAGTCCTCTGGATTTCGCATTATCTTTTTATATCCTATCTCTTGGCAGGATGCTTTAAATTCATCTGGAGTTTCAGCAATTTCAACCGGTTCTTCAATAGTTGATTCCAAAATGGTTTCCGATGTAGTCTCCTCACTCTGCACAACATCAGTATTAATGTTATCACTGGAGGCTGAATCACTATGAGATATGCCACCTATAGCACCTATCAAAAACAATATTATAGGTATTAAAAACAGTTTTTTTATAAAATACCAGTTGTGTATCCAATACCACCAGTAAACTATTCCGATTACTGCAAACATACCACAAGAAACTACTGTTAAATTCATGAATAATTCATACATATTTTACATCCCCCTTGCACTTGACATTATATCAAAGAACAAAGGTGATGTAAATCATTATGTCAGCCCTAATTGTCTACCCGTCTGCTTTTTATAATCATATGCTCCAGCCATCCATAGGTCAACTACATCATCCTTATTTACTCCCGGTTTTGCAAGAATCATCCGTAAAAGCTCATTCTGTTCCCGTAAAAGCTGGTTCTGTTCTGTATTGGCTGCATATACTGCTGTTGCTATACCATCAGTAATCTGGTCCTTATTAGCCACGGCAGTTCTGCCACCCATCCGGCCAACCAATTCCGGCCCTGCTTCACTGGCGAGGAAAAGCTGTCCTTTATCCGGGAACCCTCCACTCGCAAATGTAGGTATCTTTCCAAGGCTGATTTCTCCGCCTTCATATACCGTCTTTCCCATGACTGTAATTGGGTCAATCGTAAATGTAAGCTTTTCATTCAGCCATTTGGCAAAATCATTCCATATCTGTTTTGCTGCATCTACCGCTGCATCAAATGCCGCCTTAAACCCTTCCTTTATTCCGGTCAGGCCAGAGGTCCATTTCTCCTTCGTGAACCATTTGGCAACATGTTTATCCCACCAACTCTGTATATCCGTTTTCCACTGTAATACGGTTTCATCCCATTTGGTTTTTAGGCTGGTTTTGATTGTATTGTATAAATTACTCCACTTCTGTATTGTAAACCATGGTGCAATATGCTGGTTATACCATTCATTTAAAGATGTTGTCCATTCCCCAAAAGTAGCCCTGAAACCTTCTATAATACCCTCCAGGATATATTTCCCATAAGGTTCCATCTTCTTTGCTGGAGAATGGATGCCAAATATATCACATATTTTATCCACAATCCATGTTAGTAAATCCGCAATGGGTTCTATCAAAAATGATACACCAGCCGTCAGGCCCGATGCTATTCCGGCAACGATGTTGACACCAAAATCAATAAAATTATCAGATGAAAATGCCTTGTCAAAAAACTCTTTGGCGGTTCCAAGTAATGATTTGGAAAAACTCCAGTTAAAAAGTGTATCACCAAATCCTTTCCAGAATTTTGTTGCCCACTCACCGCCTCGTATGCCATCTAATATAAGGCCTATTATACCTCCAATCAAAGCACCTATAGGCCCACCAAACATGGCACCAATACCTGTACTGACAGCAATTAAAAGCCCTTCTCCCATTGCATTAAGGACACTCTCTCCAAAGTTTTCTCTGATAAATTCATCCACACCGTCAATTATCGCGTTTCCAATAACATCAAATGCTGGTCCTCCAACAAACCCTAATGTAAGTCCTGTAAGTGCCACCTTGATTCCGCTCAACGTAATTCCTGTCGATGCAATGGATGCGAGAAGTCCTTTAGCAATGATTCCTGCCACACCAGCAAATTTAAAACCTGCTATGGCCAAGAGTATGGCTGATTCGATTGGCGCCGCATCTGTAAATCCAGCATATAATTTAATACCTGCACTGATAGCATCTATGATTACTTTGCCCGATTTAGCAAGAATGGTATCCCAGTCTAACGCCGCAAAGAACTCACCTATTTTCTGTCCTATCAAAAACCAGTCTGTATTTTCCAGGGCTGTCGCAATAGTATCTATCCATCCTATCACGAACACTGATGCTGCACTTCCAAAGGCTGAAAAATCAAATGTTGAGAAAAACCCATTAATGCCTGTTGCAATGGAAAGTCCGAAATTGGTCCAGTCAAACTCCTTTCCAAATTCCAGGGCCGCATACAAAGCTGTGTTGAGTGCCCCACCTATGGAATGTCCCACCTCCCAGAATAAGTCTGGGGATATAAGTCCATTGAGGAACTGCGCAAATCCACGTCCGAAGCCCCTTGCGGATTGATAGGCATCATTCCAGTTTATTTTGCGCAAAGCATCGGTTATTGCGGCTCCGATATATGCCCCAACGGAATAGTAATCTCCTACCTTAAAAGCATCAATGATCTTACTAGATATCAGATCTGCCTGGGCCTGTACATTTTCCATACCAAGGTCGAGATCTCCCAGGATACCGCCGCCACTGCCCCCTGAGCCTCCACTTGAATTACGACTTGAACTTAGGTTATTCAATTCATCAAATTTGGCAAGCTGCCGGTTCAGTTCCTTCGCAGATCCTGCAGCACTGCCCATATTGTCTGCTATATTCCCAGATGATCCTGCGGCTGAATCCATAGAATCAGCTACGTTATTGCTACCACCAGAGGCATCTCCAAAGATTGCTACAGTAAACGCCTTAAAGTACGCTGCCAGTGTTTGAAGCTTCTCCAGAATGGTATTGATCACTGTAATAACCGGCGTAAATGCATTAATTAATCCCTGGCCAATGGTAGCCTTTAGACTCTCAAACTGGAGTTGCAAAATCCTTACCTGATTCGCCCATCCGGTTGACGTCCGGGCAAAGTCTCCCTGCGCATCCGACAGCTGCGACATTACGAACTGATAACGCAGCATGACCTTTTCCTGTTCGGTCATCTTCGCTGTGGTCTTTCCAAATCCATTGTTTAGGGCATACTGATCCAGGGCTGTCTGGGTCATAACAACGCCGAGATCCTTGAGTGATTCTGTTTCACCCGTGAAAATGCTCTTGAGTTTTAAATAGGCAACATCCTGTGATAAGTTGTAAAATGATGCTACGTCACCTGTAAGACCCGTAATGGCCGCTGACATGTCATATCCGGCATTTCCAGTAATCCCAAAGGATTTCGCCATAGCTCCATATGTACCCATGTATTTCTTGGCCATTGTTTCCGACAAGCCGAATGATTTTGCTGCATCTTGTGCAAACTCATTTACCTTGCCGGACATGGATCCAAAGGTGACATCCACCACATTTTGGACTTCCGCAAGGTCCGAACCAAGGTCAATGCACGACTTTCCAAACGCAACAATGGCACCGATACTCAGTACCGATGCCACTATTGCGCCTACCTTTTTCCATGAGTTTGCTATCTTGGCTGTCTGCCGTGAAATCCGGTCAGTAACCTGTGCCGTCTTGGCCTGCACTTTTTCCATCTGCTCCTGATATGGCTTCGTGTAAGCTTCTATGATAACTTTAAGCTTTTCGAGTGTTATTCCGCTTCCGTCCGTTATCCTCACCACCTTCCTGCGCTATATTTTCAGCTTAACCCCCGCCGCCTGCGCATCTCATTGTATCTTGCGGCATACTCCCTGCGTGATTCCCTGGCCTGTTCCAACTCCTCCGCCTTCTGCCGCTCTTCAAACGCTTTTTTCTCATCTGCAAACAATTCCGGGTATGCATCCCACACATGCGGCAGGACTATTTCATTTTTATCATCAAACAGCTTCTGCATATGTATTCCCAAGAGATCCGCAAGCTGGAAGCGTGAGGATATTTCCTCCTTCACTCGCCGCTGTTCTTTCTGGGTGTATGACTCCATCAAGTCCCGGATCTCTCCAAGCGAATACTCCCAGAACTCCCCCGGTCTTATCCCGCAGTCTAGTGCTAAAGGATAAAGATCATAAATGAGATCGGATATGGTTACATCTCGTCCTTGAGATCCTCCCTCTTGTCCATTACACTCTCCCTCTGGTTCTCCGTAAAAAAACCGCTTACCAGCATAATTTCCATGATCACATCAACCATAAGGTCCATCTGGGTTCCGCCCTCTTCTGCATACTGATCATACAGAGCCTGTACATCTTTATATTTAACGCCGTGTTTCCAGGGCGTCATGGCTGCTTGGATAACCGTCAGCATGATTCCTAATTGCGGAATCCCACCGCTCTGCATAATCAATGTCACCAGATTACAGCGGAATTTCTCTTCCAGCTTGCAAATCTGCTGAGTGGTAAGCTTAAGTTTGTAATCCTCTCCACCCACAGTCCAGTATGCAAAAGCCTTTCTTCTGTTCTTAAGTTCCTCGACTGTCTCAACCTTTTTCTCGGCTTCATTCTCTTCATCTAATCCAAACTGTCCCATATTCCATTATCCTCCTTATTCCGGGTCTGTTACTGTAAGATCACTCTGTAACGATATTGCCAGATTAAACTCAATCACGCCATTCACTCCACCGCCGGTCCTCTTGACGGACACCTGACCCTCAAACTCTGTGGTGGTACCATCAACCAGCGTTTCCTGGAAGGATAACACCTCGCCAGAATTCTGTGCGACCCGCATCACACGGTATGGACAATCTGCTTTTGAGTTATCATACTTGAATTTATATGTGATATCTCCAGCATCACCAATGCCATTTTCGTACTGCTTATTCTTATCCGTCAAACAGGTATTCTCAACCTTTTCCGGATCGATTCCCATCTCCGGTATCTCCTTCAACCCCGGAAGGTCCGTGTAAGTGGCCCCGCCAGATTTTTTATATCCTAGCTTTGTTCCATTCGCTAACATTTATTATCTCCTTTCTTACATGTTGTGGTAGACCTGCCCGGTTTCCACGTCAATCACCATCTCATAACGCATCTGCTTATGTTTCCTTCCACTTGGATCATCCACATCCTGACATCCAGTGCGCAACAGACCTAATTTTGCAATAGCTGCATCCACAGCCACGGTGGCAGCGGATGTGCTCTTACGATGCCATATATCAATACGGTATCGTACATAGGCTTTCTGTTCCTTCATGTCTGTGTATTCAACCACTTTGTTATCCTCTTCCATGTACTGGACCGCCAGGTCCTTCTCCCAGTCCTTAGGATAACAATCCGTCACATTGTCTGTGACCGTAAGCAGCGCAGCATATACCTCATCCTTAACATTGATCATTACTTACACGCCTTTCTTAATTCTCGTTTCAGGGCATTCTCCAGCCTCTCCACTACCTTGTCCTCATTATCCTTTAAGGCAGGATACATAAATGGCTGCGCCGGTTGGCCTGTACACTGGTAGAACCGTCCATCTGGTGTATCCAAATAAAACCAGTGATATTCTTCCGCTGCTTCTTTGTCCACCTGGCTTTCATGTATCCACCAGGGAGACATTGTGTAGGCTGGATTGGCAACAGGGGATATCCCTGAATGATTTGCGGCACCTTTGGGGCCAGTTCCCATCTCAACATACATAGCGTAGGCTTTATTGGTGTAAATGGTCCCAATTATCCTGTCATCCATGCTCTCTGTCATTGACTTGATGCTATTTCTCAATTCTCCATGTCGGACGGGACATAACAGCTTGGCTTCTGCTTGTATGCGTTTGGACTGCTGCCCCACAAGCCGCTCCATTTGCTGATCACAAACCTGCTCCAATGCTGCAAACTTTCTTTTCAACTCTTTTTGACCTTGAATCATAACTTTTCCACCTCCAGCGTCAGGAACCGGTAAGGGTATATAGCAACTACCCTATAATCCGGCTCCGCCTCTCCAGAGACATACAGGCATATCCCATCATTGGCCGTAATGATCGGGCCATCAGCAATTGCATAGCTTACTTTACCGGATCCCGGTACTTCCTGATAGGTTCCTTGGATTCTAAGGTTACGGATATTAGGCAATCGCTGCCCATACATCTCAGTCTGTACTTTCCCTCCTGCTGGCCACTCTTCAGCTTGGATGGATGTTGCTGGACCATACTCCGTATATAAGCTACCCTCACTATCCTTTTTAGGTATTGCTGCCCGGTGATGATACGTCCCCAGCCTGCTCCGTTTTAGCCTCATACGTCCTGCCTCCTATCCGTGCCAACCTGTACCTGTCCAGTGTGTCATAAATGTGCTTTGGGGCGTTATCAAAGCTGTATGATTCCCCTCCACCGCTCCGGCTGGACTCACCCTCTGTTCCCATCCGATTAAGGGCTATCACAGCCAAGTCTCGCACGGCCTTTTCCAGCCCTGTCACAATCCTTGTCCGTCCAGTATAGGACAGCACGAAAGCCGTGGCGTCATCCAGCAAAAGAGAGAGTAATACCTCATCACTCTCCCCTGTCAGTTTTTTCAGTATTTCGATGTCAGTCATCCATGGTCACATCCTTAAGGACCGCCAGCAATTCCGCCTTAGTCAGGGATCCGGCCCCTTCTATCCCCTTTTTCTTTGCCAGGGACTTTAATTCAGCAACGGACATTTTATCAGGAGATTTATCCTCCGACCCTACCGTTTCCGTGGCTGTACTTCCGATTTCCTGGAACCCCAAGGCTTTCAGCTTGTCCGCCTGTTCACCATCTGCAACCCGCTCCACATTATCCTTAATCAGCCTCATAATCTACCTCCTTATCCCTCAGATGGGGCAGCATCCTTGATACTCAGATAGATGCTGTCCAGTTTATTATCCAGCACCCAGATGTCGTGAAACCTCCGGTAATCCATCTGCCATGCATTCAGTTTCTGGTTGATGGTAGGGTCAAAGATACGCATGATATCCTGCTTAGTGACTGCAATGGGTGTTGTGCGCGGGCAGACAAAAAAGTTGATATCCTTCGCTGTGGTTCCTTTCACATAGCCACCCTTTTCCTGCCCTGAGGTCTTACCATCGTAGATAGTAATTGCCGTATACATACGATTGGACGGGGTGGAGATAATCGGTACCTCATCAACAGAAGGAACCGCAGTCTCAATTCCCCCTTTTGAAAACGTGGTACTTGTAATCTTCCCAGACAGCTCCATTTCCAATTCCATAATCATATCAGGTGTGGCATGGATTACAAGCGGGCCATTGTACAGTTCCCGGATCGCCTTGATCCCTTCCTTGATTTTCCGAAGGGCCGATGTCCCGGTGGCTCCCGGTGTATAACCATAGGACACCATGCCAGCCTTCTTTGCCGTGATTGTCTCTGTTGCAATCTTACTGATACGGTATGCATCAATCTCGGGAACCACAAACGTCCGCTGGAATTCTCCCATGACTGCGGCTGCTGTGGTCACAAAGTTGTTCTCGTTAATGTCGATAGGATCAATCTGGAACTTGCGGCCCCTATCCTGGGTCATCTTCCTGGTTTCATACTCCAAGGTAACTCCACCCTGCTGGTATCCATTGTCCCTGTCATAGTCTCCCAGTCCCTGTACAGACATTTTAGGGATTTTTACCTCAGCACCCCCATTGTAAATAACCTGGCCGGCATTTGCATCCATCCATCCTGTAACGGCCTCCCGGATTGCTACCTTATCCAAAGTGTTCTGAAAAAGTGTTGCTGTTGTTAATGTGTTAATTGCCATAGTCTTCTATCATCCTTTCTTATATGCTTCCCATCATCAGGTTTTCTACCTGTTTTGCAAGGTCATCATCTCCACCTGTTGGTGCTTTCTTCGGCGGCGTACCGCCCTTCAGCTTCTCTTCCACAGCAGCCTGTACGGCCTCCTGGAAGGCTTTCTCTACAGCAACCATGGATTTATTACATGATTCCGCATCCGTGTAATTCAACACTTCTGCAAGCCCTACAGGTAGTTTCTTTTCAGCCAGCGTATTCTTCGCCTCGGCCATCAGCTCCCGGCGGGTTATGTCCGCTTCACGGGCTGCCAATGCTTTCTCATGTTTCTGTTGCAAGTATAAGGCTTTCTCTTCTTTCGTCATCTTTGCCAGCTTTTCAGCTTCGGATAGTTTATCATCCGTAAGAACCTTCCATTTCTCTTGTGCTTTTGCAAGTGCTGTCTCAATGCCCTTTTGCATTCTACGATCAAACTCAGCTTGGTGTCCATCCTTTAATAGATCATCAAATGATGGGGGATTTTCTTTCTCTCCTTCATCTCCTGATGTTCCACCATTCTCACCTTCAGTTCCCACTCCGTCACCATTGCCGCCTCCGGCCCCAGCGCCGTCTCCACTTGCTGCAAAAAGCTGCAGGTTCATTGGCACTCGTTCCCTGCTCAGTTCTGTTCTCATTAATTACTCCTTTCCGCCCCAGCCTGTTCATTCGCCCAAGCCGTTGCATAAAAATAACACCCAGGAAAGTCCCGCGTGTATATTCTCTATAATCGTCACTCTACTATTTCCCATTTTGTAGAGAGCAGTTCCTCAATACTCTCTCGCCAAGGCCATCTCCCCAACACTTGACTGTCCACATACAAATATGGTTCTGTCATATCGCTGTATTCATCTGGAAACTTCATTCGTATAGTTGTGTCTTTTGTCCAGTGTGGAAGTCTCATTCCCTTCCCATTTTTTACTTCTTCAAACGCTTTTCCTACGTTCATCTCACTTCTTTTTCCTCCTTTTCAGCTCCTTTTCCTCAGCTTCTTTGTTTCCCTTGACATATTTATTATGCCATTGTTCGTATGTCATGTTAGCGGGTACTGTCTCTGCCCTACCAGTGGCTGGATTCCTGGCCCTTCGCTGCATCTGAGACAATTCATCATCCGAGATATCACAGATGGTTGTGGACCGACACCATGGATGCATAGGCGGACAATTAAGGCCGGGCTGCTGCTCAGACACCTTAAACCGTTTACCATCCAATTTCCGGCATACGGTTGATGTCTTAAGATCTAGGGTTGCCACATAGATATATGTCTCAATGCCGCACTCCTCATAGGACTGCATTTCCATCTGGTTTGCCAAGTTGCAGGATTCAGTCCGCACCAATCTCCGGGCATTGCTGGCCCCCTGGGCATACTTGTTGGATATGATATCGGCCACCTCACTGTCAGTCCGGCCTGTCACCATGTTGATCAGCAACTCCTGCTTTAGGTCCTGCGCAAGCGCCCTGGTATTATGCCAAATACGGTCTGAGTAATTGGAACCAGACCATTTGCTGTTAATCACCCGGTCTATTGCCTTGTGATCTATCACGGCAAAAGAAAAACCCAGCCCAGTCCGTTGCTGGATATCAAAGATGGATCTGTAATATGCTTCATTCGCAAGATCTACATAATGGCTGGTGCTCCTGGCCTTTTCCTGCCCGTAGACCTGCCGCATGGTCAGATCGATCTGGTTCTGCAATTGTTGGAGCCGTTCAAGCCGTGCCTGAAATGCAGGGCTTTCCAGTTCTGCGAGGATGTCCGCTGCTGTCTGTCCCCTCCCAGGCGCCCTTAATGCCTGTTTCAGCTCGTCCAGGGAGGTCTTGTCCTTTATCTCATTAAGCAAGCGGTAAGCCTCCGCATCTGTCAGATGATGCTTGCGCTTGTACCGCTCAAATATCTTATCCAGTTCATGGCTGATGTACCCTGATGCTTTTTGATACAGCTTTGCGATATTGTCCGCCGTGTCCTCCGCAGACTTCATGTAATCAAACATCCTCTGGGCCTTCCGGCGCTCCCAGTATGACAGGCTACTCATCTACATCACCCGGCTTCTTATGTACATCCGGTTCATCCTCATCTCCAGTTGGCGGGGTATTACTCCCAAGACCAAACATGGCCTGCTGCTGCTTTAACGCCTCGTTGGCTTCCTTTTCCACCGCAGCAACCTCCGCGTCCACATCATCTACAAACGGTACCTGAGACAGCAAAGTCCTTTTGCTTATCTTTCCCCAAAAATTAGAGGTAATCTGACTGATTTCCAGGAGGTTTTTAGGAAGCGCACGGGTAAATGTTGGGGTGATGCCGGATATATCAATATTTATCGCTCGGCTCTTACTCAACCATCCTGAAAACAGACGCATCCGCTTACGCAGCCCTTTTTTGTAATACCGTGTCTTAATCTTGGTGATATTCTCCATCCCCAACAGCTTAAACTCCATTGCAACCCCGGATACATTCCCACCAAAGGATTCATCTGTCATACATGGAATGTGTGAGAATTTATGTATATCCTGCTCTACAGCTTTTTTTAATATTTCCACTCCCGTCTCATCGAATGTCCGAGTCAGATATTCCGCTTTTGCATCCTTAGGAAGTTCCAGAAGTTTATCATCCTTAAGCCGTTGCGCTGCTGTTTTTCCATCAGCATCCTTCGTATCTTCATCTCCAAGCAGCGCGCCATACAGGGCAAGAATAGAATCTATAAACTGTTCCTTGTCGGTGATACGATCGCTCATAAGTGCATTGTATGCATCTATCAGTGGTATCTGCAGTTCAAAGTCTCCTATCGCAAGCTTATTATTCCTGTATTCAATTATTGGGACTTCACCGAAATAATGAGGGGATGGTGTCTCCATAAGCGCCTGTGTACCTTCAATATTCTGTATATTCAATACATACTTATATTGTTTGGTGAGTACTGTTGCCACATAGACCGTCTGATGTTTATCACTATCATCCTTCTTGGCATAATAATAGACCGCAAATAGTTCCTTCTGCTCAATGGTGTCATCATAGACCACAAATGTGTTTTCAGGCTCCAACGTCTTGATTGTCAGGTCAGTACCGCCTTCTTCTGGATACACATATTCATAGCACCGCCCATATATAGACAGGTCAAGTCCATTATCACCATCCGCCTCATCAGCTCCGGCAACCTCAAATGCGTCCATCAGCGGTTTGATGTCCTGCTGGCTTTTGTAACTTACGGGATTTCCGATAAAATAAGAACTGGCTGTGTCTGATATATCCTTTGCATGGTTGCAGACCAGCTTTGTCTTTCTCTTCTCCCCCAGTATCTTGTGTTGTCCTTCGTAATATTGTTTCAGTTTCTTTAATCTCCGCACTTCCTTCTGGTGTTTCATAATTAAGGTGCGAATTGCTTGTTTATCAGGATTCAGTTCATCCCATCCCTCACGCGGCATTGTGTATGTATATATGTTCACCACCTCCTTAATGTAACCCATAAGCGGACTTTTTCTTAATTCGGGCATTTCTGTTATTCAGTATCGTATAACAGAAATATCTAACTGCGTCCATTGCATGATCATGCTGTTTAATCGGCTTATCCTCACCGCGTTCTGCCGCTTTTGGATCCCAGATGTAAGAAGAAAACTCCATGATCGTATTCTTACATGACTGGTTAAACATAATCTTTTCTGTATTCAGCAATGTTGCCACCAGCCTGATCCCGTCCTCTACATCATTGTCTGCCTGGATAACTGTAAATCCATGCTTATTAAGTTCTGCAATGAATGAAGCTGCTGATGGGTCCACAATCACCGCCTTAATGGATGTTTCGTCCAAAAACTTTATTAAATCCCCTGCATACTCGGCATCTGTCTTCTGTATACCCTTATCCCTTCCAGAATAGTAATACTCCCTGATACAATACCACTTTCCGTCCCTTCCCTTATTCCACAGCAGGAACACTGTGGCGTTCTGCGTACCATAATCAATGCTCACATAACGGCCGCCATCAATCAGCACCTGCACAAACTCCAGAATAGCTTTTACATGGCGCTCCTCGGAAAACATATCGTAGATGATGCCTTCAGCCATAGCCCATAAGCCCAGTATATAACGTTTAAAAAAGACACCAGTATACATAGATCGGTATCTGGACTTAATACGCTCTGACAGACTTAAGTTATCCTCCATTGTGAAGTGCAGGACAAGCAGGTTCTTCTCTTTTGCCTTATCCAGCCAGTTTAGCTTAAACCAGTGGTATGGTCCGTCAGGGTTGCAGTTGAACCAGTACTTACTTCCATCTACGGAACAGCGGCCGGTTGCCTGATTAACGAAACTTTCTGGCATCAGCGCAACCTCATCAAAAAACACGCCCGCCAGGGTAATTCCTTGAATCAAGTCCTGCGAACTCTCGTCCTTGCCTCCGAAGATATAAAAATGATTGGTAACTCCATTCCGGCTGATCTCGACCAGGTTATCCGCCCGATGATCCGACACGGAAAAGCCACGGCTTTTAAGCATCAACTTAAGGCTCATCAATACGTTACGCCGGAAGCTTCCGATCGTCTTGCCGCACATGGCAAAGTTCTGATCGGAGTAATTCGTCATAGCCCAGAATACGAACGACAGTGACATACATACTGTTTTACCGGATCTGATTGCACCGTCTGCGATAATCCCGTCTTTGTCTTTTACCGGAGATGTATCACACCACCAGTTAAGTACCTTGCGCTGTTTGAGCGAGAACGGTTTGAAATGAAATATCTGTCTCTTACTCTTCATCGGTCCAGTCCTCCGCAGCGGTTCCGGCCAGCGCTTCCATGAATCCATCGTCATCGGTTTCATCCGGTTCTCCGCCACCAGCCTTAAGCACTGCAAGTTCTAACTGCTTCTTTGTCTTAATCAGTTTCCGCAGCTCCGCCGTAATCTCTAGGATTCCTTTTTCACGCTCGGCTTCCGTAATTTCCCTCGTGTGCGCACCGCCAAACATATCAAAGGTGGTGATATCTCCCCGGCTGATCAGCCGGGACAGTTTTAAGCGCAGCAACCGTATTTCTCCATTCAGATCATCAGAATCTGGGATGGAATCAAAAAGAGACTGTTCCTCTTCTGGAAGAGCCTCGTAATATATTTGTTCGTATGCACCGTGCTTGACGGCATTCTTGTTTCCCGGCGGTCCGGTTCCTCCATGCCCTACGGCATTCTTGTTTCCCGGCTGCCCGCCTCTGGATTTTGTTGTACAACGTTCCTTTTTCTTTTGTTGTACAACATTCCATTTATCCCGGTTCTTCCAGACGGCAATCACCTTCTCATCCTCATCCAGCCGGGCCGCGATTTCTCGGTTTGTGATTTTCCCTCCGTGCTGCTTATATATCTCAAATGCTTTATCCCGGTTGGGACTCCGCCCTCTTGGCACGACCACCACCTCTCAATCGTTTCGTTTTGTAAAATCCATATGACGGTATCTTGCTATTTCATTTCCTTCGCCATCTTTTCCAATGCCATCATCATGGTGCAATGGGACATTATCTCAGTAGCCCACAGTATCATCATACGATAATCATCACTTGTCTTTCCCATCTGCAACGATTTATTCCATATTGCATTTGCAAGTTCCATATTGCGGTCATCCGCAGCCATATTAGCAGGCTTCACTCCTATCATTGGTTTTGGTGGCTTATTTGCTTTATCTCCCATGGTTCTCCCTCCTTATAATAAAAAGACACCTGATTGCTCAGATGCCCTTTGTGACTACCCTAAGTTTATTCAGTTCCTCAATCATGGAGTTTGGCACAATGCTGTACCCAACCAGCCGTATTGCTCTGGGCGAATCCTGTCCCACCTCTATCATTCCTTTAGCTTCCAAGTGCATCAGATTTGTCGCCACTGATGATGTGGATTTTAGCCCCACAGCCTTTCCTATTTCTCGGATTGTGGGTGCATACATATGTTCCTGTGTGTAATCAAGGATGTATTGGTATATCTGTGTTTCTCGCTCTGTCAGTTTCATGATGATCCCCCTTTTCTTATGGTATTATAATTTATTGAGTTATATATGCATATGGTAATTTTATCCAACAATGATGGAGGAGGTCCCCGGCACCCTAAGTTTCAGGTGCCGGGGAAAATGAAAAATGGATACACCAAAATAAGCAAAACGCAGCTACCAGGATATAATGCCCAGCAGCCGCGTTTTGTTTTGTAGGGGGAAAGGCCGCAGGCGCTTGCCTTTTGGCCTAATTATATTGTAATCCGAAATGAGCGAAATGAACGAAAAATCGTTATGCTATACCCATCTTTTTCAAATAGTAGTCCCTTATACAGATTCTTGGATAGTCTTCCCTATGGTCCCCTGTACATTTAAGTTTATCCGCTATCTGAAGCCAACTCATTCCATCCATGTAGAACATTCTAAATACACATCTTGTCTGCCCATCATCAATGCTATTTATCCACCGCTTTACCGCATCGACCCTGGCCTTTTTTTCATCCAACACTTTCTTTCTGTGCTCGTACAATGGCCAATCAAAACCAACAACACTTTGTGGTCTTGGAAAACCATCCCTGTAATCAAACACTGTGCTGTTATTAAAGCCATTGTCCCCCTTTTTCATGTTCTCCAATTCCAACTCCAATATCGGTATCTCTCGTTTTAGGTGCCGATAATTATTAAGCATATTTTTTGTAATCTTCAAATAGTGATCCCTCCTATACAGCCACGCGCTCCCTAACACTCCTAAGGGTATGTGGCGTTGACTGTGCATAATACTGTGATGTAACTGCCGGGCTGGCATGTCCCAGGACCTCCTGGATCGTCCCTATATCCACACCCTTGTTTTTGAGGTTCATTCCCAGGGTCTTCCGCATTTTATGAGGGTAGACCCTGCTTGTGATTCCTGCCCTTCCTCCAATATCCTTCATGATTCCACGGAACGCGCATGTTGTCATCTTCCCGTATGGTCTCCTGGACCGTGGGAACATATATGGGCAGTCATCCTCCCTAGTATCCAAATACAACCGGTAATAGTGTCTAGCATCATCATCCAGATACAGTGTCCGGTACTTTCCACCTTTCTCTCCCTGGATCCACACATCTCCTGTTTCCAGGTTGACCTGCTCCATGGTGATCTCTGCTATTTCCCCTACCCTGGCACCTGTTGAGCGGAATACCTCTATGATGGCCCTTTCCCGTACATTACGGCAGGCATCCCTGATTTTGATGATCTCTTCTGGTGAATAATAGTCAATAGGCTTAAGGGTTACCTTTTTAGGCTCTGTGCCTTCCACAGGATTGTCCGCAATGAATTTTGCCTTCCGCATCCAGGTGTAGAAGGCCGACAAGAACCGGCGCTCATTATTGTATGTAGTGGCTTCTAATTTTCCGTGTAAACCCTCACGCTGCTCATATCGTGATAGATACCATTCCATATCCGTTTCATCCATCTGGTCGAGTGACTTATTGGTAATCACAGTGATAAGTCTCTTGATGGCTCCCAAGTATCCCTCAAGTGTCCCGCGTTTTAGGTTCCTCTTTTTAATCATAAAGAGCTGGATAAGGTACTTATTCCGCTCCGCAATACTATCCTGCCGCTCTGCCGGCAGCGTGGTAATCTCCTCCATGTTTACCCGGACAAGTTCCTGCTGCATCACTTGCTCCAACATTGACAGGATGGTTTGCTGCTGGATGTAATACGACATTGCTACCATAACATTATTGATAATCTCCGCTTTAACTGCCTGTGTACCCATATCATATCCTCCTCATTGATTTTTCCACCTGAGCAGGGTATAATATACTCAGGTAGTTACTATAGGAGCGGTGGGATCATCTTGGCGGGTGTCCACCGCTTGTTGTATTCGTACATATGTTCTCTGCTTTCGTTTTTATTTACCGAGGGGGATCCCCCGGCTCATATTGTGTATTATTTCTTTTGACTATCTTCTCCTTTTTCCCCTTGCGCCATTTTCACACAAGCCGGAAAAATAAACACCCACAAGCACCATGCGCTATGTGTAAAATACATACCCGCGCAAGCAGCCAGTGCAGTACTAAACCACATCAGTCCATATGCGAACCACATATGAAGCTCCTTTCCAAAATATCAGTTTTGATGAACTATCGTTCTCCTATTTTTATAGTGATATGTAGTGCTCTGAAAATTTTATCCGCACTTTCTACACTCATACTCTTCGTACCGTTCTCCCAATAAGCAATTGCTCTTTTGGTTACTCCGGCCATATCTGCAAGTTTCTGCTGTGACAATTTCTGTTTTCTTCGTTCATTTTGCAAAACTTTTCCTAAATTAATCATTGACTTTATTTACTCCCTTCTGTTATACTATATATTGTGGTGAACGTTCGTTCGTCATACCACAGGGAGGAATGATATTATGAAAGGAGGTTCGCGTATGAGTAAAACAATAAGGGTTCGTATTAACTCTACTGCCAGAACTACAAGTTCTGGAAATATCCAGGTTCGCACTACTGTGAATAACGGTCACAGTACCAGAACAACCACCAAGACTATTCGTGTAAAATAGTTCTTTGGCTACCCTGATATCCCATTATCAGAGTAGCTTTTTTCATTCCTCCGTGTTTCATTTTTTTACTTGATAATATCAGTTTTCCCAATCGAACCGTCTTCCAAAATACCTTACATTTTCTTTTGGAAGGAATCCCCAATACCCATTCTTCTTAAATTTAAACAAATCACCTTCCATTTCTGACCTCTCTACGCAGGAAACAATCTTTTGACTTCCGTCTTTAAAAACAATCAGCAAATCATAAACAACCATCTTTATCATTACCTCCTAAATGTTAATTTTAGATAATAAAACCATCATCAAATAAATCCATTTGGCCTTCAACATTT